CGCTCTGTTGCGCACAGACTTCGAGGACGGATATGTGCGACAGGACTCGCCAATCACTCGACGCCGCATCGAACGCAATGCAAGGATCAAATTATGTTCGTTAGAAAACCTTCAGCAGTTCAAGTGCTGGCTGCGCGACGACTTGCGCAATGGGGCGTCTTGGTGGACAATGTACGATCCAGTGGAGCAGAAGACAGTTCGATGCAGGTTCAAGGGCGGCGAACTTTCCTTCACGACGCCGCGTCAAGTGTTGGCGAACGGAGTCGGGGTGTGGTTCGCAGAAGCAACGATTGAGAGCTGGTACTGATGCCGTACTCCACCAACGCAAAGACCCAGTTCAGGCTTCTGTCGCCCACCAATCGGTGGGTGATGTTGATCGAGTTCAGCCATAGCGCTCTGCCGCAGCCATTGCGATTTGTGGTGGACACTGATCCTATCACAAGCAACGGCAACCAGTACTCACCGATCGCCGCCACTCTAGAGTTGCCGCACCAGACGGAGAACACGCTTCCGCAGGCGAGGATCGTGCTCGACAATGTCAACCGACAGCTCGTTCGATTGGTCGAGGACACCTACGGGTTGCGGGGGTCGCGGATGAAGTTGATCCAGATTTTCCGCGAGACGCCGAATGTCATCGAAAATGAGATCGAGCTGTCTGTCGGCAACATCACCGTGACGCCGCAGACATTCTCTGCGCAGTTAGTGTACGACAACATCCTGGATCGCCCAGGGACGCCGCTCACATACCGCCCATCCACCAAACCGGGGCTATTCTGATGCGCAGTTGGACCGATAAATACCTCGAAATGCAATTCGCGTCCTGCATACATCTTGTGCAGCACGTCGTAGAAACCTATCTTCGAATCCGTAAAGACCTTCCGTCCTTGGAGAACCACCACGCCTTGATGGGAAATCGCTCCGAATGGGCTCGGCGGGTGCCGCAAGGGGAGCCGCTGCGTGATGGCATGATTGTATTGATGCGACCTGACTCTCCAGTCATGCACGCAGGGGTTCTCTGTCTTGACGCGGGGCCGCCAGCGGTGCTCCACACGATCGACACGCCGGGCTTTGCCGTCCGCCAGCCGCTGCGCCTCGCGCAGCGAGTGTTCCGCGTCGAAGGCTTCTACGAGGTGCTCCCGTGAACGTGATCGCGCATTACCTTCCGAATCCGATCACGCTGGCAGGGCACACGACTCGGCACATCTCGCTGCAGGACGCGAACACGACCTATGACGACATCCGCAGGTTGATCGGTGCGCCGAAGGACGTCATCATCGTTGTCGGGGGCAACATCGTCGAGCCGACCGATGTGGTGGACGCGCCTGTCGTGTCGTATCACCGCAAGGCGGAAGACCCGATCAGTGCTCTGGCGTTCTTCTTCGTCGACGTTGGGCTCTTCCTGGGTTACGAGTTGGCCGCAGCGACGTTGTTCGTGCAGGTCGGCGCGGCGCTCGCGCTCAACTATGCTGTCAACGCGATCTTCGCCCCGGACCAAAGTGATCTTGCGAAGATCGAAGACACTCCGAATGCGTACAGCGTCAGCGCCGCACGGAACAATGTGCGAGCGTATGGGTCTCTGCCTGTCGTGATGGGTTCGCTGCGGTTCTCGCCCGATCTGGATGCGCGGCCTTGGACTCAATTCGTCAACGATCCTGAGAACATCCGGACGCAGACTTACATCGAGACGATCACCAAGAACTACACTGCTGCTCAGTACGACGCTGGGACGGACACTTATACCGACACAGGAGTTGATGCGTTTCAACAGTACCCAACCAATGGTCCCGATTACGGTTTCCTGATCCCCTGGGGGTTGTACTCGGGCACCAATATCTACCGAACTCGAAATTTTGGCTACACCAGTCAATCGGGCGTCGACTACATCGACCTGTACTACAACTCGAACACAGGGCTCTACACGACCAATATCTCCACACCTAACTGGAACACCTTCGACATTGCCGTGCGGTATAGCTACGAGACCACCACGACCGCTTCGTTGCCTGAGACCACGGTTCAGCTCAACCAGGTTTTCAATTTTGGCCTGGGTGACCTGACGATCACCGATCTGCGCCTCGGGCAGACGCCGCTCTCGAACTACAAAGGGCTCGTGTCGCGTTCGGCTGTTTTTGAGACGACCCGCACCGCGTTTACCGGCGCTCCGTCGCCTGAGTTCCCGCCCTACGCTGCGCTGGGCTCTGACTGGCGGACCAACGTCTTGTCGGTCGATGGCGGCGAGTTGCGGCAGAACGCAAACGTCACCGACAGCGGCTTTGTCACTCGGTCGAGCTACACAAATGACGTCGAGTACATCCAGGTCGATTTGAGTGGCAACTTGTGGTACGGCGGCAACAACGGCCCCGAAGTCGCGTCTTGCACTTTTGAGATCCAGTACCGAGTGGTCGGAGGCATCTGGTTGCCTCCGCCCGGAGTGCCCGCCCCGCTCACCCTTTCTAATGCGGACCAGTTTCCTGTGCGCCGGACTTTCGGTTGGGCTGTGCCGATCGGGAACCGATACGAAGTGCGGGTACGCAAGGTCACGACCGACTCGACCGACGCTCGACTCACGCAGGACTTTGAGTTCACACAGGCCAAATTCTTCCGTCCCGACTATGACGCCGCTGTGGCGGCTGCGGAATCCACCGATCGTGGTGTGGCGCAGAATCGGTACGCGATCAGCGTTCGTGCTGGCGGGCAGATCAACGGCAGCATCGACGACTTGAACGCGCTCGTGACGGCTAAATGTTGGGTCTGGACCGGCGCAGGATTCCCGACCGCCGCGCCACCCGGAGCCGGTTGGGTGTGGCAAGCCACCGAGAACCCTGCGTGGTGGTATCTGCACTGGCTGCGCGGGTTGTTTATGAACACCTCGACAACCTCATGGGCGGCGACAAACTGGCAGGGCTGGATCGTTGGCCCAGAGACTCCTGATCGGGTGCGGATGGCTGGGTGCGGCATCGAGTGGTCTCGGATCGACATCGAGTCGATTGTGCTGTGGGCGCGATACTGCGACATTGAGCAGTTGAAATTCAGCGCAGTGGTGACTGAGCAGAGCAGTGCGTTCGAGACCCTTGGCAAGATCGCCCGCATCGGCCGCGCCAGCCCTTCATGGCACACAGGCAAGCTCGGTGTGGTGTACGAGGACAAGAACGAGGTGCCTGTCGCCAGTTTTGGCATGCCCAACATTGTCGCTGGTTCGTTCCAATTGTCCTATCTCGGTGAGAATGTGCCCGAGGAAATCGTTATCGACTACACCGACCCCGACGAGGATTGGAAAGAGCTCGAGGTGCGCAAGACCGTGCCGGGCTTCATCCTGCCGAACAATGAGCTGCGCGTGAGGCTCTGGGGCTGCAAGGTCAAGACGCAGGCCCAGCGAGAGGCGAATCTGTTGGCTGCCAGGCAGTTCTTCCAGCGGCGTCGGGTGACCTTCGAGGCCGCGCAGGAAGGTCTCCTGCTACGTCGGGGCAACGTCATCTTCATCACCCACGGTCTGACGATGTGGGCGGCGTCCTCGAGGCTCGCAGACGGCTCGGCAGGCACCTTCGTGCGGCTCGTGCGGCGCATTGATCCGATGGGTGCGAATCCTGTGTACGTCAAGATAGTCGCACCGGACGGCACCGAACAGATCGGCACCGCGACGATCGCCGCCGAAACGCATGAGCTCACGGTGACAGGCGTGAATGTAAATCTGGCGGCTTTTCCAGATGCAGTTCCTGAAGATTGGATCGCGTACATTTCTCCGGAAGCGACGCCTGGCAAGAAATTTCGCGTGACAAGTGTTGAGCCGAAAGATGGACGCAGTGTGGTTATTACCGCTGCTGACGAGCGTCCGGAAATGTGGGCGTATGAATTCTCCGGTACGCCGACAGAGGCAGATCTCGGTGACTCGGGCGAGCGCCTCGTGGCGACGATCCGGGGGCTCGGTGTGACTCAAGAGAATTGCGAGCCAGGATGGTTCCGAGTTGAATGGGAAAACATCAATGCTCGCGGTGCAGTGTTGACGATCGCGCCTCCGGGCGGGACGAGCAACTCGCTGAATGTGCTAGGTGATAGCCTGCTGCTGCAGGGGCCGATCGCTGATGGCACGATTTTCAGCGCGACACCACTGCTGGACTTGCCGGCAGTGGCGATTCAGAGCGATACTTACACCTACCAACAGGAGTGAAGAATGTTTTCATCCACCGAAGATAAACCATCCAGCGATGAGCTCTCCAAGCTAAAAGTTCAAGCCCGCATCGAACTCGACAAACTGGAAGCTCAATCCTCGGCCAAAGAAGTCGCGGGCAAGAGCATCGGCAAGCAAGGGTTGTTCTATATCACTCTCATCGTCGTTCTCGGCGTTGGTGCAAGTGTGGTGCTGGAGAACGAGAAAATCGCTGCGGTTATGGGTCTACTCGGTGCGTCTCTCACCGCGCTTATCTCGATGCTAAATGGGATCGCGGGGGCATCACCCAAGCAAGAAAAACCAGAATTCCAAGTTATCAATGAGTTGATTAACAAGCTCGAAAAAGCCGCAGCGAAAGAGCCGATGCGGATTGACGTGGACGGTGAGAAGGTCACGGTCACCAAGGGCGACGACACCTTTGAATCCCGTAAAGGAGCCTGACCATGTTGATGGACCTACTCAAGACCGTCGCGCCGGGGCTCGCGACCGCTGTCGGAGGACCGATGGCGGGCATGGCGGTCAAGGCGATCGCCGATAAACTTGGGTGCGCCCCCGACGAGGCGAGTGTTGCTACCGCCATTCAGTCCGACCCCGCTGCTGCGATGAAGCTAGCAGAAATCGACCTCAAGCAATTCCAGTTGGAAAATGAGGACAGGGCCAACGCCCGTGCGATGCAGATCGCAGCACTACAACAGGACAGTTGGTTCGCCAAGAACTTCATCTATCTGTTCACTGCTGCGTGGTCGATCTTCGCCGCGACCTACTTTGCCTTTGTGACCTTCGGCGAAGTGCCACAAAGCGGAACGCGATTTGCCGACACAATTCTTGGTGTGTTGATCGGAACGGTGATGACGGGTTTTTTCAATTTTTTCTTCGGGTCGTCCAAAAGCTCAAAGGACAAGACTGAAGCACTTGTGAAAGGGATGAAATGATCGACAACTGGAAAGACGCATTCGCGCACATGATCAAGTCGGAAGGGGGTTATGTTAATGACCCGCTCGACAGAGGCGGCGAAACTAACTTGGGTGTGACCAAGAAAGCATGGGCTGCGTATCTGGGCCGCGAGATCGCCGACGGTGAGATGGCCGCGCTGACGGTCGAAGCGGTCGAGCCGTTCTATAAAACGCAGTACTGGGACCGCGTGCGGGCTGACGATTTGCCAGGCGGGGTGGACTATCTGGCGTTTGACTTCGCGGTCAACGCCGGTCCGGCGCGGGCAGCGAAGTTCCTACAGAAGGCTGTCGGCGCGACCGCCGATGGCGTCATCGGCCCCGGTACTCTGGCAGCGGTGCGGGCAAGGGAACCGCAGGAAGTGATCGATCTGTTTAGCACGATCAAGGCCGAGTTCTATCACGGCATTGTCGAGAACGACCCGACACAGCAGCGGTTCATCAACGGCTGGCTGAATCGGGTCGCGGCTGTCAAGCAGCATGCTTCAGAGATGGTTTGAGCACTCATATGTTTCCGAGTCAATCTCCCGCCGGCACAGGTCGCAAAAGTGTGTGTAAGTCAGTCGAATCATGTCGTCTCCGGCGCAAAGGCCTTCTCGTTGATTTTGTAGTCGTGGAACACCGCGCCGCGCGACTTGTCCCCGACCTCGCAGTTCTTCACCCACACCTGCTTGCCAGACTTGAGCGTGCGCCAATGCCCACGGCGCTCGTGCCAGCGCGGGCTTGCGTGCGTGCCACCCTGGTCCTCGGACCGTGGTCGGCGCGGCTCGATCACCACCGTGGTCCAGTCGTAGGACGGGACCTTGCCCTGGCGGATTTTCTTGGCCCAGTTCGCACGCTTCAGAGGCGTGTAGCCCGTGGCGGGGGCCACGTCCAAGGATTCAAGGAACGCGCAGATGAAGGCCAGCACGCCGGTGGCGGGACTGGTGCGGTAGTCGAACTTGGTGCCGTCTTCGTGCCGCACCTTGACACCGTCGGGTGTGACGATGAAGGTGAACGGCACGGTCGGGTGGTAGGACTTGCCGTAGAACTGCCAGCCAACCACCGCAGTCACCGTGCCCACACGGTTGGCCAGGATCAGCACCTTCTTGCCCTCGTACCCGCACACCAGCGCGGTCTTGGGGAAGGGCAGCGGGCGCTCCAGGAGCTCGCCACTGATGTGCTGCTCGTGGCGGTAGACAGCGGTCATGTCGAACCACTGGTAGTTGATGGCCTCTTCGGGTTCGAGGCTCACCATCTCCTGGATCAGCGGGCTCATTTCTCCCTCGCTTCTAACATGGCGTCGGCATAGGTGTAGGCGCTTTCACATATAGCCGCCTTGTGTTTGGCCATCAGCTCTTCTGGCGCTCCGTGGTGCGTCCCATCCTCAAGAGTTGCGCGAATGAGCAACTCAGTCTTTTCAATCAGGGCCTGCATCGCTTTGGCTGCAAAGTAATCTCGCAGGGTCATACCTTGAAATGCTGTGCCCGTTGGAAACGCTGGGCCTCCGTTGTTCATTTCTCACCTCGTGCTTTTGCGATAGCGGCTCGGGCCTGATCCGTCCATGCCGGGTGATACCCGTGACGGTCGCGCTCTGTTGAGACGATTGTTTCCAGCGCCTCCAACATATCAGGCGCGGCCGAGATTAGGTGGGCGTCTGCCGCATTCATTGGAAGAAGAGCGCGCAAATTATTGCCATATACATTGACGCCAACGATTTGCCATGGCCCTGGCGTATGTTTACTCATTTCTTATCTTCCATCGCTTGCTCCAATTGTTCGCATCGTTTTTCGATCAATGTCACATGCTTGAGCGCCGCGCTGATTTCTGATTCTGTTAAATCTAGCAAATTTGAAACAGAATTCAGACAGCTTGTCATAATGAGAGGGAAAACCTCGCGGACTGCAGACGTCGGCTCGCAAATTTTTGCGAGCGCGCCCATGTGGTGCGCAACCAAAGCGAATGCGATTGTTTCATTGCTGTGCTTGCTTTCGAATGAACGAATGACATCCATTACATCTTGTTTGATTTCATCGATGTTGTTCATTTGATTCCCTTTTTGCCATTGTGTAAGCACGCAAAGCGCGTGCATTGACTATGATTTGGTTCAAACATTCGATGGCATCATCATGTTTTTGATCATTGAATAGCTCAAACAACTTGTTCATGTTTGTGCGCATATCCAAGAATTCCCCCGACCAATCAATCAGCATCATCAATTTCCTTTTCCTGTGGTCTTTAATTTCGGCAATGCCATTTGATTAATTCTCACGATACCGCTCCTGCCTTGATGCGTGCCCATTTGGCTTGATACCACGGGTCTTCGCTTGGTGGTACCCACAGCCGCCCATCGAGTTCCGGGCGCTTTGGATCAATTGGCGCAGGTTGTTTTTTCCACGTAGCGATGCAATCGCCCATTGGCACCCAATTCACAACTTCAACACAATCATCGTTCAAATTTTGCATCTGGATTCACCATTTCAATGTTAGACATATCAAGACACTCAATGGGCAATTCATAAGTGAACCATCGAGTGCCGCAATCATTGCATGTACGGTATCTAAAGATCCAATTGTACCTTGGGTCGCGGCGCGTCTCTGTGACTTTTGATCCGAAAACTCCGCATTCAGGGCACGCGCTCATTGCAAAAACCAATCCGGCGCGGCCCGCACCGTCCAACGACAAATGTCTGCTTTTGCGCCTCGATAGTATGCGCGGTAAGCCGTCACCGCGCAAGGGTTTTTGTATTCGTCAGGCATCGCCTGCGCGAACGGCGTCTGCTCTTGCTGCTCGAATGCATCGCATTCTACTGAATGGGCAAGCTCTTCAATGACCGCGCTGGAAGCGTGCGCCCGACCGTAACGCAGCGAGTACTCTTCGGCCAGCGCCTGCCCGTGGGCCAGGATCCAGCGCCAGTTGGCTCCGGAGAGGCCGGCCCAGAGGGTGCAAGGGTGCGACGCGTGCGTTGGCCTATAACGTGTTGAAATCCCTCTGCTCGCGGCGACCGTGGAAAGGATCTGCGCGGTTTCGAGAACCATCTTGACGACATGCTTATCGCATTGGGCTTGTGCCGCGATGCGCGGATCGGAATCCAAGACAAATATGTTCATTATCGCACCCCAGCGAACTGCTTGAGTGTTGCGCGAACAGCTTTGGCTTCCGGATGCCGCCAGCGTTGAATGTTGTTCAGAATGTAGAGGCATTGGACGCGCAGATCAGCTTCATCCATGTGCAGCGATGCGCGGCAGTAATCAACAGCCCAATTGAGTGTTGATGAATAGTGCTCTCTGTCGGAGAGAATAATTTTGATTGCGTCGTGAACTTGTTTCATGATTATCCTTTCTGGTTTCGGTACCGCCGTCGAACGACGACGATACCGAATCATGCCTGATTTAGAACTTCTCGTCAACTACCGGGTTTTCCTTGGTGCCGGGATCGTCAAATCTCGCTTGGTTTTGTCCTTGCGAAACTCCCTGATAGAACTGTTTCGCTGCGGCGTACACTTCCGGAGACCCGACATCACCTGCCACTTCGAACCGCACACCGAACCAAGTGCCCTCATCGTTCTGTTCCGGGACGGTGGTGGCTCGGATCACGGTGGCGAATGTTGGCGGTGTGATGAACCTGCCGTCGGAGGTGCGTTTCTTGATCGCCGCCAGTGCACTCATCAACAATTTCGACTTCTTGATCTGCGTGCTGGTCAATGAGAGAACCGCATTGGACCAAGATCCGTCCTCATCCAGCACCAGCACATAGTGCAGGCGGGTGTCGGCGACGCGGTCGCACTTCTTCTCGCTGATGGTGCCGTCCGGCAGCGGGAAGTAGAGTCTGTTCTCGTGCTCGACAATCTTGCCTTCTGCGCGCAGCTGCGCCACCTGATCCGGGGCGAGTTCGCCCTTGAAACCGGCGCTGTCCGAGCCACGCGGCCCCCAACGCAGGAACACTCGACGATAGGCTGCCTGGACAAGCCGCACACCGCTCTTCCCGTCACGCAGCTTGCCGCTGACGTTGTCGAAGAACATGCCTGCCTTGGCACCTTCCAGAGAAACGCCCGACGCCTCGTCCACCTGCGGCGAACCTTTCTGCAACACAGCCAGGATCGGCAGTGCAAACGAATCCTGCCCTGCGCCTTCCAATCCTGCGCCAACATCGTCCTCATCGAAAAGGATCGTTGCGGGCAATTTGCTTTCAGTCACTGCAACTTCATTTTTGGCTTTAGCCATGATAAGTTCTCCAGAGATTACGCGCTGTTCAGGCCGCACGTTTCGCCTTTTTCTCAAACTTGACTTTGTTGAACGGATGCACACCGAACGTCTCGAGCGGGATGGCTTCCCCGGCAGCGAGCCGTTCTTTGAGGAACGCTTTCAGTGTTTGCGGATGCACCTTGCCCTTAAGCAACACCGCGCGGCCCGAGATGCCCTCGATCTGTGAAGCGAGTTTCCGCGCCTCTTCGATTTCTTCGGCAGGAAAGTCGATGTTGATGTTGGACCGGATGATGCCGCCATAACCGTGCTCGACCAACCAGTTGTGCGCGGCGTCGGCGCGGTCCTCGCTGATGCCGCACTGGATGTCTTCGACCATTGCAAGCTCGGTGCCGTCCGGCAGCTTCAATCCAGAGACGCCGATCTCCTGCAACAACGCAGGCAGGTCTTCCTGCGTGATCTGCCGCAGCTGCTTCTCTTTGGCTTCGAGATCGGCTTTGAGCTTGCTGATCTCGAGTTCTGTAGAGCGCATCAGTTCTGCCATCCGAACAGCGGATTCGATTGCATTAGACATTGGTCACCCCAAGTTGTTTGCGGACTGCATTCAGAGCCTCGCGGTCGAAGTGCGGCGTGTCCCAATTCGGGCCGCTGAAGAAATGGTCTGTCCAGGCTTTGAACAACCTATTGCCAGCGTCATCCATCCCAATCGCTTCACGGATCTTTTCGATGTGCCGTTCTCCGCGCCTCCAGACACTGTAATCATCGGAGAACGCATAATACCAATCGTGCGAAGCGCACAGTCTATCGATTTCATTGATGTCCATTTTGGTCCTTTCTTTGTTTATCGCAATCTAAGATTGAGATACGAAAAAAGCCCGTCTCGTGGGACCATCCGGCGCGTCCTGCCGAGGAGAAAAGCCGACGCGCTGACAGGGTTTGTGCAACTGCCGCCATCTCTTTCCAACGCCACTCCTGCCTTATGCATCAGAAAGATATTTCAACAGGGAAATAATCACGCGAATTGCGATCCCACTTCAACACTCGCAGTCGTCCTGCATTCCTCGCCGCCACGACCGAAACGATTCCGATGATAGTCGGATCGCCCAGCGCCAAGATGTAATCGTCCTCGGTGATGTCTTGCAACTTTTCCTTGATAACGTCTGTGAGAGGTTTGATTGCCAAACGGTTCGCTCCAGGCGGCAACAACACTTCAACTGTGCCGAAACGCTGCGCAGGCTGCAGATTGACCGTTGGAACCCAGACGCGTGTCGATTCATCCATCTTGCTCGGAACTTGCGGAACATACACTTTATTCATGATTTCCTCTCTTTAGCTATTATCGCTGGTTTTTCGGGTTACGGCAATAACTTTTTCGATCAAATCTGTCTTGCGTTGCAACGCATCTGCGATGGCCTCATCGATTGTTTCTGTAGCGACGATGTCGATGTAAAGCACATTGTTGCGCTGTCCGATGCGATGTGCGCGGTCTTCGGACTGCTGTCTGTTGAGCAGCGAAAAATCGTTGCTGTAATAAACAACCGTTTTCGCCGCCGTGAGAGTCAGCCCTGTGCCTGCAGCGGCAGGATTGCCCAAGAAGATCCTGATGTCCCCGTTTTGAAAATCGTCGATGGCTTTTCGACGATCTTCCGCGCTGGTGGGCCCGTAATACGTCGCGAACCGCTCTCCTGCCTCTGTCAACCGTTCTGCGATTTTCCGGATCTCCTCATTGAAGTGTGCGAACACAATTATCTGGCCGTTGGTGCTTTCGATGATGTCCATCAGACATTCTAACCGCCCGTCAGCATCTTCGAGGATGGCCTTGTCATCTTTCAGCAAGATGAACCCGCTGGTGACTTGCCGCAGCTTGCTCAAGACAGCCAACTTGTCGAAGGTTTCCACATCGCCGCTCGCCAAATCCAGCCTGCGCTCTTCGAACAAGCGATTGTAGGTGGCGCGTTGTAGCGGCGAAAGCTCAAAGTAGCGGGTCGTGTACAGCTTCTCGGGCAAATCCAAACAATCTTTCTTCTCAACACGGAATGCATGCTGATAAATCAATTCGTGCAGCTTGTCCAGATCGCGCCAGATCGGTTGGCCTCTTTCATCT